GATGAGACGATCCGGGATCATTGAGAAAAAAGTAGCGCAAGGGATTAGCAATCCCCAGGGGCCTCGATTACTGACCCTGAAGGCGGCTGCCGAGTTCCTCGGTTTGACAGTCTGGGGAATGCGCGAAGCGGTCTGGCGCGGCGATATTCCGGTCGTACGCTTCCCTGGCGGTCGAAAGCAATTCATTGATCGGATGGATCTGGAACATTTCATCCAGAGCAATAAAACGATTGTGAGGTGAACCATGAAGAATTTCGGCAAAGACAAAGAACCTGCATCAGTCGGGGCGAGTTCTGCGAACCCCTGGCCACTCGAACGGACCGACACAGGCTATGACGCCGCGGCCATGAAGGACGCTATTCTCCACGACAAGGCGCATCCACTTCACGACGCTTATCAGAAGAACACGCACCCCCTGCATTCCAGGGCCGTCAGAGAGGTGCAGAGGCTCACCGAGATCGTCGTCGGGGAGCGGGGAGCTCCGAACAAAGCAGTAAAAGTCAACGCGCCGGCCGGCGTCTTCGATTTCTCGAATTCTCACAAAGTAACCAGCAGGAGGTAACCAGATGGAAAAAGCGAAAAAGCAAATTGCCGACGAGATGGCCGTCTATGTCACGCCGAAACTATCGGATCACGTCAAGGCCGTGGACAGGATCCGCAAAGAACGAGCGGGCATCGAGAAACAGCTCAATGATCTCGAGGAGCGGTGCGCCGGATCCCAGGCGGCCCTTGTACAGGCCGAGGCGAAGGTCTCGGAGACGATCCTGGCCAACGGCAACCCTGGTGCTCACCTTCGCCAAGTCGAATTGAGAAGGGCCGAGATCGACGCATTTGGCCGCCAGGCCTCGAAACTTCGCCGGGACGACGCGGAGCTCGCGGAAAAAGAGAAAGCCGCCCTGAAGGCCCTGGAAAGCGTCCTGTGGGCTTCCCTGCTAGAGTATCGGAGCATCCTCGAGGATCGGGTCAAGGGCTTACTCGACGAATCGCTCGCGCTCATGGCCTCCTTCGAGTCCCAGGGGCTCGAGCTCTTCCAGCAGCATGGCCTGTGCGACCTGCTCCCCCGAGAGAAAGAGACAGGCCTCGGTCGTTTCCTGGCGTGCCAGGGCATTCCGGATCTGCTTGTTTCGTTCGTCGATCCCATCGGCGCCCATCAGAGCTACCTGGAGAGGAAAGAGGTACGGCAGAGGCTCGGAGCCGCGTAGGGTTTCCTAGCATTGGAAACGTTTCCGATTTTTTTCCAATCGGTTTCCAAAGGGAAAGTATGGCAAAGGCGACCATAAGCAGATTGAAAGTGAAAGAGCTCTACGACAAGGGGCTCAATCTTGCTGATATCGCAAGGGAAACAGGAAGCACGAAGGGCGCTATTTGCAAGGTGCTGAAACAGATGAACATTGCCGTCACAAAGGCGGCTTTGCCGGCGGCCGGTGCATACGTGGAGAAGAAAGAGACGGCCACGGATCACCTTCTTTTTCTGGTCGGGAAGATGAAGGACGAGCTCTCCTGGCTCGAGGAGGAAGTGCCGAGGGCGACGGATCCGGAATACCGCGCCTGGCAGGCGCAGAAGATCGCCTTTTCGGGCGAGATGCGGAAGCTCATTACGGCCATTGGAGACATTGGCTATCGTTTGTTTCAGGCGAACGAGGTCGCAGAGGTTTTGCGGATCATAGACGAGGAAATCGGGCATGAGTCGGCCGAGTGCCAGGCAAGGATACGCGAGAGGATTAAACGCCGTCGAGATCTTCGATTCCCTGGTGGGGTCGATTGAGCGTCGGGTCGGAGAGTCCCTGGATTTCAAGCGGTACCAGGCGGACCCCGTGGGCTTCGGCGAGGAGATCCTGGGCGAGCGGTTCACGGATGACGTGAAGGTCATGATGGAGAGCGTCAGGGACAATATTATCACGCTTGCGAGGTCGGCGAATGCCGTGGGCAAGACCCACGGGGCGGCCCGGGTGGCGATCTGGTTTTACAAGTGCTTCGGCAATTGTCAGGTCTACACGGCCGCGGCCCCTCCGGAGTCGAACCTCCGGAACCTCTTATGGGGCGAGATTGGGAGCATCATCGAGAGGCACCCGGATCTGTTCAAGCGTGACGAGGTGAAAAATCTCCATGTCTCCCGCTCGGCTCAATCGTTTCTGACAGGCGTGACGATCCCTACGTCGGGCTCCGAGGCACAGCGAGAAGCGAAGTTCTCCGGCAAGCACAGCCCCAACCTGCTTTTCGTCGTCGACGAAGGCGACGCCGTGCCGGATGAAGTCTTTCGCGGGATCGAGTCCTGTATGTCAGGCGGTCATGCGCGGCTCTTGATCATGCTCAACCCCAGGGCCGAGGCCGGCGAGGCCTACCGGATGAGCCGGGACCGAAAGGCGAAGGTCGTTTCGCTTTCGGCCTTCAATCATCCGAACGTCGTGGAGGGCCGGGACGTGATCCCTGGCGCCGTGACACGCGAAACGACGGTGCGCAGGATCAACCAATGGTGCCGGCCCCTGGCAGAGGGCGAGCCCGTCGACGGCGAGTGCTTCGAGCTCCCTGGGTTCCTCGAGGGCGCCGTCGCCTCGACACAGGACGGGCAATCGTATGATCCCCTCCGGCCTGGATGGTACAAGGTCATGGAGCCGGCCTTCTCGTACATGGTCCTGGGCCAGTACCCTTCGAAGGGAAGCGCGCAGTTGATCTCCCGTGCTTGGGTCATCCAGGCCCGGCAGAGGTGGGACGCCTACGTCGCGGAGCACGGGGAGCAGCCGCCTCAGTATTCCATGGCGGTCATGGGCCTGGACGTCGGGGAGTACGGCTCCGATTCGAACGCCGCCTGCTTCCGGTCCGGCGGTTTCGTGGAGCGGCTCACGACCTGGGGCGGTATCGACACGATCCAGACGGCCGACCGGGCCATCGGTCTTTATCGGGAGCGCAGCGCCCTGCGTTGCAACGTCGATGCGACGGGCATAGGCGCGGGAGTGGCGCCCTACATGGCGCGCCAGGGATGCTCGGCCGTGCCTGTCAAGGTCGCGAGCTCGCCGACGCAGAAAACAGATATGGGCGAATTTCAGATCTTGCGGGATCAGCTATGGTGGGCCTGCCGTGAATGGCTCCGTGCGGATCCGGGCGCGATGCTCCCGCCCGATGAGTCCCTGGCCGAGGAGCTCCTGGTTCCGACCTATGAGATCAAGAATGGAAAGATCCGCGTGATGTCGAAGGACACGATGCGCGAGCTCCTAAGGCGATCGCCCGACCGGGCGGACGCCCTGTGCCTGACGTTCCTGGCCGGCGGCTTCTTCGCGGAGTGCGATTTACGATGACGGGGGTTTTATGAACACGTTCGAAAAGAAGATTGCTTTCTGTGGAGATGTTTACTGGGTGAATCCCGAGACAGGAGCGGAATACGCCAGGGTTGCGGCAGGCGTGCAGTTTCCCGGCAAGAAGCCGGGCTTCGCCTGTGTCCTGGGCGAGACGGAGATCCGGGACGCTGCCGGCCTGGGCCGGAATTACTATCTCCTCGCGGAAATCGAGGAAGCAGGGCTCCAGACATTCATCGAGCGGGTCTACGAGCTCACGCAGATCTTCTCCATCGTTGACGTCTATGGGGATCCGAACGACCGGACGGCCCAGGAGTTCCTCTACGCGTTCAACCGGGAGTTGCAGGAGAGGCGCCAGCGGGGTTTTTATCTCTCGAGGCCCCCGCTGTTGGGCGAGAAGGGGCAATTCGAGCATCTATGCCAGGTGATCTTCAAGCACGTCAGGGCGGGGAAAAAGACCCTGCACTTCGGACCCGCGAGCAAGCTGCCGGCGTATCTCCTGGAATTCGGCCAGGAGCAGGTCCGCAGCGGCAAGCCGGATGACTTCCCGGCTATCGCGGCGCTCGGCTATGTCCTGACGGCCCTGGACACCTGGCAGGCCTGGAGGCCGGAGACGCGAATGAGAGCCGCAGTGGACTACGATCCGTTCGATTCTTCGTCCTGGGATCGCCAGCCGTCGGATCGTGAGATCTTCAAATAGGCCCCGATCCTTTGAAAATGCGGATTTCGGCAGATTTCCAGGAAAAGCGACGCGTTTAAACGGCCCAGGAGCGATTTTCTCGGGTCGGTCCGATAGATGACCTTCAGGGAAAAAGATCGCAACAACGGGGGCCGCCAGGCACGCGAGGTGAAGCCATGATGAGCGAGTATGAGAGCAGATTGCGCGAGGCTGTTCGATCCCTGTTCCCTCTAGAGATGAAACCTATCAGGGGAGAACGCAACCCGAAAACGAGCCCGGCCATAGGAGCGATCCGGCTCGAGTCCGCGAAACTCCTTGAGGCCGAGGATCTGAGGATCTTGTTTTCAGGCGGAGGCGGAGAGCCTTCAGTATCATCACAATTCAACGACAGGAGGTTTTGAAAGATGGGAAGTGTAGCCAGGACAGTTTCGAAACCGTTAGAGTGGGTCGGCCAGGCAGCAAGCAACGTGATCAGCAGCATCGGTGGTCTCCTCACGCCGCAGATGCCCGAGATCCCGACCATGACGTCAACGCCGCCGGCGGAGCCGGCCGGCCCGGGCGCCTCCGCAAGCGAATCGAGTGAGGCCCAGGCCGAGCGCCTCCGGGTCCTAGCGGCCGCGAGGAGGAAGAAAACGCAGACCCTTCTCACGGGAGCCCAGGGACTCCTGGAAGCCGCCGGCGCGGTGAAGAAGAAGAAACTTTTGGGGGAATAACATGAATTTATCCGGCAACTTACCGGCATCCAACGTGACGGGGAAAGGGAAGAAATACGAGGGGAAATCATACAAGGCCCTTTGGATTCCTTCTCACC